TGGGGGCAGCGACCGCGTTAGTCGAGAGTTTTCGTATCTCGCTATCATGATTTCGTCATACATTAAATACTTTGTCAACTATTATTCGATTTTGCAAATATCGCTACAAGGTTTGTATATCAAAAATCGAATAGACCCCTATTTTCGTGAAAGTTTTGCGAATTCAGCAGTTGCAAAATGCTAAACTGCGTGCTAAATTGCAAAGACTCATGTTTGACGAAATCTCCAATCGACCACTCAACGGCCACGGCGGCGCACGCCGGGGAGCGGGGCGCAAGTCTGCTGACTACGAGAAACCGCAAGAGGTAAAAGACTTCGACGCCGCCCGTGCGCGCAACGAAATGGCGAAGGCCGAGCTGAATGAGCTGGAGCTGAAGATCAAATCGCGCGAGTACGGTCCACGCACCGCGTTCCGGCAGGCAGCGGCAACCGCCCTGGCAAGCATTGCGCAAACCCTACGCTCTGTGCCCGACAACTTGGAGCGCCGCATGGGCGTGTCTCCCGAGGTGGCTGAAGAAGTAGGCAAGCAGATTGACGCTGCCCTGGACGACCTCGCCAGTGAATTCGAGATGATGACCAATGTCGGATGAGGCGGGCCAAGACCACTACCTGAATGCGGTGGAGGACATAAGTAGTGCGTACCACGCGCTTCGCCCGCCGCGCCGTGTGTCCGTCAGCCACGGTGCTGCCGATGCGCTGGTGATCAAGCAACCCGGTGGATACGTTGGCCCGTGGTCGCTGAGCGAAACCCCGTACATGGCCGAGCCAATGGACATGCAGGCCAGCCGCCGCCATGAGGCTGTCTGCTTCGTTGGGCCCGCCCGTACCGGCAAGACGATGGGCTTGCTCGAGGGCTGGGCTGCGCACGTTGTCACGAACGACCCCGGCGACATGCTGATTGTCCAAATGACTCAGGACAAGGCGCGCGAGTATTCAAAGACCCGTATTGACCGCATGCTGCGTCACAGCCCCAAGCTGCTGGCGCTGAAGTCCAGCAACGCATCCGACGACAATACCCACGACAAGTCGTTCAAGCACGGCATGTGGCTGCGTATCGGCTGGCCCACGGTGAGCCAGTTGTCCAGCTCGGACTACCGCTACGTTGCGCTGACCGACTACGACCGCATGCCTACCGACATTGACGGCGAGGGTAGTGCGTTCGCACTGGGCCTGAAGCGCACCACCACATTCCTGTCGCGCGGTATGTGCCTTGTCGAATCCAGCCCTGGATACGATTTGGTGGACCCCAACTGGCAACCGATCACCGCCCACGAAGCGCCGCCCGCCGAGGGCATCATGTCGATCTACAACCGCAGCGACCGCCGCCGCTGGTACTGGCAGTGTTTTGACTGCCGCGAGTGGTTTGAGGCGGCACCCGGCCTGGAGCTGTTCCACCTGCCCAGCGACGAAGAACTGCTGGAGATCGTGCGCGAGGCCGACATTGACCAAATGGCAAGTCAGTATGCGCGCGTAGTGTGCCCATGCTGCGGTTCGATCATCGACAAGTCACTCAAGCATGAGCTGAACCTGCGTGGCCGCTGGGTGGCAGACGGTCAGACCCTGGATGCTGATGGCAACCCGCATGGCACCGCCGCAGTCTCCAGCATCGCCGGGTATTGGCTGGGCGGTGTGGCCGCTGCATACCAGCCGTGGAAGTCATTGATCATGCGTCACCTCCAGGGCCTGCGCGAGTACGCGCTTAACGGCTCCGAGCTGACGCTGAAAACTACCGTCAACACCGACCAGGGGCGACCGTACATGCCGATGATCTTGCAAGAGGCAGCACGGTCGGCCAGCAACCCGGCAGAGCGCGGCAGCGCCTCGCTGGAGCGGTTCATTGTTCCTGACTGGACCCGGTTTGTTACAGCGGCGGTGGACGTGCAGGGCGGCACTGGCGCGCGATTCATCGTGCAGGTGCATGCCCACGGGCCCAACTTCGAGCAGGCGCTGATCGACCGCTACGAGATCAAAGATTCAAGGCGTGAGGGTATGGGCACGGAGTTCGCACCAATCGACCCGGCCAGTCACGGCGAAGACTGGGACGTACTCACCGAGCGTGTGATACGCAGCACCTACCGCACACCGCTGGAAGGTAAGGAAATCCGCGTCAAAATGACGGCGGTTGACACTGGCGGTGAAGATGGCGTGAGTGATAAAGCCTACGAGTGGTATCGCAGATTGCGCCGTGAGAAGCTGCATACGCGCGTGATGCTGGTAAAGGGTGCATCCACTAAGACGGCACCACTGATAAAAGAATCCCTGGTTGGTGCGCGTAATAGCAAGGAAAAGGGCGATGTTCCCCTGTACCTGCTTAACCCGAATCTGCTGAAAGACGCGGTGCATAACAGCATTCAGCGCCGTACCCCTGGTCCTGGCTACTACCATTTCCCGCTGCCGAAGACACCGCAGACACCGAACGCATGGTTACCAATGGCGTTCTTTGATGAGCTGAAGGCTGAGGTACGCAATGCCGATGGCACTTGGACGCAGATTCGCAAGCGCAATGAGTCGCTTGACTTGTGCTGCTACAACCGCGCGGCGGCGCTACGCCTGGGCGCTGAGAAGATCAAAAACTGGAAAGTTGCACCGACATGGGCTGCACCGCTGGAGATGAACAGCGAATTGATCACGGTGGAAGACCGCCGTGAAATGAAGGCGAACACCTTGAACAAGACTGTGCCCGCCGAGCGCCCACCTAGCAGTCCTGTGCGTTTGAGCCGCCCACCGCGCCGATCTTCAAGGTCAACATACCTCGGATAGCGAAATGTGAGCGTTAGCCTAATCACGGCTGACACGGCAAAGTCCCGCCAATCTTTTGGTGGAACATTTGCATGGCTATTACTCAATCTGACGTTGACGCGCTGAATGCAGCAATTGCATTGGGCGAGAAGCAGGTTGTGCAAGACGGCCAGAGCATTACCTACCGCTCAATAAAAGAGCTGATCGAAGCGCGCAACGACTTGCAAGAGCAGTTGAACACTGCCGCCGAGGTATCGAAGCCTGCCCGCCGCGTCAAGCGCGTGGGCCTGTACTACGCTGGCCGGGGGTACTGATGGCACCCCGCAAGAAAAGCACGCTGGAGCAGGTGAGTACCCAGCTCAAAAAGCAGAACATCCGCGCCAAGTACGACGCTGGCGGCATGGGTCGCCGTATGCGTGGCTGGACGCCCCCGTCGAGTGGTCCCAACGTAGCCGTCGAGGGTTTGCAGACCATCCGCAACCGTTCCCGCGACACCGCACGCAACGACTGGTCGGGTGAGTCGGCTACGACCAAGTGGACAACGAACCTCATCGGTATCGGTATTCGCCCACGCTTCAAGCGCATCACGAACAAGGCCCGCAAGCAGGAGATCAACGATCTGTTCGATGACTTCGTGCAAGAGTCGGACGCCGATTGTGTTCTGAACTACTACGGTCAGCAGACCCTGGCTGTGCGCTCCTGGCTGGACTCGGGCGAGGTGTTCATCCGCAAGCGTGCCCGCCGCCTGAACGGTGGCTACCCTGTGCCGCTGCAAATCCAGCTCATTGAGGCCGACTACGTGCCCATGCTGGACGCCGATACATGGCCTGGAATGCCTACCGGTAACCGCATCCGCAGCGGTATCGAGCTGGACAAGTTCAACTCCCGCGTTGCGTACTGGGTTTACCGCGCGCACCCCGGCGACCGTGACAAGAATACGGTGATCGACGCGGCACTGCTGATTCGCGTTCCCGCTGAGGAAATGCGCCACATGTTCGAGCCGAAGCGCCCGAGCCAGCTTCGCGGTGTGCCCGCCCTGGCTCCGGTGATCACCCGCTTGCGCAACATTGGCGACTACGATGACTCCGTGCTTGAACGCCAGAAGCTGGCAAATCTGTTCGTGGCCTTCATCACGCGCACGATGCCCGGTGCTGATTCGGACTTCAACATCGACCCGCTTACGAACTTGCCTATCGAGTTCGGTGGCGGTGAGCCACTGGCCGGTATGTCGCCAGGGTTGATGCAAGAGCTGGACCCCGGTCAGGACGTGAAGTTCGCCAACCCGCCCGAGGCTGGCACCACGTATAGCGACTACATGCGGACCCAAAATATGGGCACTGCCGCTGGCGCGAACCTGCCATATGAGATTTTCAGCGGTGATATTGCGAACGTATCTGACCGCACGCTGCGCGTGATCATCCAAGAGTTCCGTCGCTTCGCTGAGCAGCGCCAGTGGCAGATCATCATCCCCATGATGTGTCAGCCGGTGGTGACATGGTTTGCCGACGCCGCGCTGCTGGCGGGAAAGATCACCGCCGACGAATATGACTCTGTGCGCCGCGTCGAGCACGCGCCCCACGGCTGGCAATACATCCACCCGGTACAGGACGTACAGGGCAAGCAGATCGAAGTGCAGGCAGGCTTCCGCAGCCGCTCCAGCGTCATTGCTGACCGTGGCGATGACCCCGAGGCAGTGGACGATGAACGCAAGGTTGACAAAGAGCGTGAAGACGCACTGGGCCTGACGCCACCGCCCGAACCAGCGCCCGGTGGTGACCCTAATGCGCCGGCCAAAAAGCCTGATCCGAAAAAACCCTGAATCTAAGGAGCCATTGTGCAAGTATTTGTATTAAACAAAGGTACTGACCCTGTACCTGTAAGCAGCGTGCGCAGCGTATCGAACCTTTTAACCAACGTCACCGCTGTGACAACAGGTGCTGCGGTTGCCCTTTCTAAAGACTTGTCCACATTCCAAGCGAAGGTCGCTGGTACAGGCACGGTTACTGCAACTGTTTTGATTGAAGTTTCCAATAACGGTACTGACTTCATATTGGCCGGAACGATCACACTGAGCGGCACTGCATCAGCTAACGATGGATTCGCAATCGCCGCACCTTGGGCATATGCCCGTGCACGACTGACCGCAATCACTGGCACTGGTGCGACTGTCAACGTGAATATGGGAGTCTGAGATGCCCACAAGTATTGTTCAAAAAGTTTCACGTACTCCCATTGCGTTCGCCACCGATCCCCTCACCGAGGTGGTTACGGGGCTGGTGGGGCCGGGGGGTGGGGCTGTCTATTCGTTTGTTGGTGGTTTGACTGCTGGATCAACCTCTGCCGCATCGACTAACACAACGGCTTTGCAGAATGCTTTGAATGCTGGCGGTCTGGTGCAGGTAACGCAGCCGGGTGTCTACTACATCAACACCACGCTAATCATTGGATCAAACACTCAGTTTATTCTTTCTCCGGGTGTTCAGATAGCGCTGACAACAGCATCTGGTGGCGTTATCAACATGCTTCGCACATCATGCGCTGATGCTGCTATCAAAGGCCAATGGACTAATGTTTCGCTAACGTGGACTGCGGGTCTTACATGCTCTGCTGCTTGGACTGCTCATGGTCGCGCTGTAGGTGATTGGGTTTTTGTTTACGGCAGCGCACTGGCTCCATCCACGTTTAACGGCTTGTTTCAAGTGGTTTCGGTAACTGATGCAAACAACTTTGTATTTGAGCTTCATAAGGTTCCCAGCGCATCTCCTACTGGTCAGGCCACTGCTCTGGCTGCTAATACAAATATCACCGTTGAAGGTGGTTTATGGAACCAGAACCGGGCGACATTGGGCCTTACCGCAACGCTAATGAATACTCACGGACTAGTGCTTGGTGGTGTTGCTCACTTAAAGGTAAGGAATGTTCAAGGACGAGATTGCCAGAAATATGTAGTTCACTGCTGCGGACTCGTGGATGCTGACATTCAAAACGTATCTTCAGACTTTACCAACTCGGACACATTAAAGCTATATGGCCCGTTGCAGAGCGTAAAGGCCAGAAACATTTACGGCAACTGCCTTGACGATATTGTTTCGGTTCAAGCAAAAGAACCAGTTGCTTACATTGGCTATATGTATGCGTGGGGGGATGTGCAGAACGTGGAAGTGGATGGAGTGGATGGTATATCCAGCACTTCCTGTGCAGTAGCCTACGGTTCTCCAAACGAATACATGGGCGGCCTGAAGTTCAAAAATATTTCAGGCATCGCAGGTTCGGCACTTCGTATTGCAGGAGACACGTCTGGCGTAATCGACGATATTGAAATTGATAATTTAACGGGCACAGGTACAAGCGCACAATTTACTATTGATTCGCTTGCAACTGTAAACAATATTCGCATGGTAAGTGCGAAGTATCGACCAGCAAACTATACAACTCCAGTCCCATTTTTCAGTGGCTCTGCAACTCCTGCAATCGGAAACATAGAGTTCATTGGCTGCAATTTTGCGGACATAGGAGTTAACTCTGGCTGGATTATGACTGTGTACGCAGCCATCTCTCAAATGACGTTTACGGATTGCAACTTTAAATCCGCTGGTAATTTGAGCATTTTGCAAGTCAATTCAGTTATTGGAAACATTGCTTTTAATAATTGCAATGCAGTTAATATTCTGAATACAGTAAGCCTAAATACAAATGTATCAGGCACTCCGTCAGTCACATTCAATAATTCAAACTTGAATGTTTATGGGTTGGTTGCATCTGCTTTTGCTTGCACTATAAATCTAAACGGAAACCGTCTTGCCCTTGGCGCAAATGGTCTTGCTCGGTCAAATGCCGCCGTGGCAATCGCAGTCAAGAGTGCAGGCAACAACTCAATCAGCGGTTCAGTTCTTACTGTAGGTTCAGGCACTGGATTGTTTTCTGTTTACGGCTGGGATTTAAAGGTAGCACCCAATGCAACAGGCGTGCAACGTACTGCCGGAAGTTACTGTTTTAACAATGCCGCAGCCGTTGGGACGTTAGTTCAGAACAATGCTGTTATTTGCGATGCAACCAACGCTGCCAACAGTTGGAAGCAGTTGAGCAACACCACGCTGGTGTTCTAACCATGACCCATCCTCCCCCTCTACCTCCTGCTGTGCCTGTGGTGCTGGGCGCTGGTGGCTGGCTAATCCTCTCAGCACGTAGATGACGATCCTCTCCTTCGTTCTGGGGCGTTTGGTGCCCCGTTACCGTACGGTTAATGAGTGGGCCGTTATCTACCGCCAGTTGGTGGATGCACGTCCGATCAGCGCCAAGACAAAGGCCAATCGGCAGGGCGCTCTGGGCCATGTCTTGAACTATATGGGTGGGCGCGCTGTTTCGTCTGTGCGACCGCATGAGGTGGCTGCGATGGTGCATGATATTGCCAAAACGCACCCGCAGACAGCCAAGCGGGTGCTGTTCGAGGTTGCGGACCTGTTCAACGAGTGCATGAACTACGGCTGGATCGACCGCAACCCGGCTGCTGGCGTCAAGGCTCCACCGTGCCGTGTGCAGCGCAAACGCCTAACATTGCGCAACTGGCAAGACCTCAAAGCTCACGCCGAAGAGAATATGCCACCGTGGGTGGCGCACATGATGACCTTGGCATTGATCACCGGCCAGCGCCGGTCGGACCTTGTGAAAATGCAGCACGATGATGTGTGGGACGGCCATCTGCACATCGAGCAGGCAAAGACCGGCACCAGACTGGCGTTACCCTTGGAGCTAAAGCTCGATGTGCTTGGCCTGACTCTTGCGCAAGCCATCGCGCAATGCAAAAGCACAGACGTGACCAGTCGGTATCTACTGCACAAACACAGCGGCGAACGGTTGGCTGATGCCAGCCTGTCTGCAAGATTTGAAGAGGCTCGCAAAGCTGTACTTCCGAGTAGCGGCGGTATACCAGCATCGCTGCATGAATGCCGATCTTTGAGTGAACGCCTGTACCGCGCCCAAGGCATCAACACGATGACGCTTCTCGGGCACAAGCATCAGGCGATGACCGACTTGTACAACGATGACCGAGGCTTGACGAAGGGTAACTGGAAAACACTGTTGCTTGCTTGAGCCTTACCGCATCTACCCTGCTAACCCTGTGCTGGCAGTGCTCATATAGCGAAATTTGAGCGTTCGCCAATACGGCGCTGTACGGGCAAAGTTCGGGCAACTAAAACTGGACAATGCCGTGACGTTTACCCTTGAACCATCGACTATCGCAGGAACCGGACTTGGCAGCTTGTTCCTCATCTACGTGGCCCGCAAGTGGTTCGTTACGTGGATGTTCGACAAGACTCATTTGCAGTCCACAAAAACTATTACTGCGCAGTTCGCAACCCTCCAGGCATCAATCGAAGCCAATCGTCAAGAGATCACCGTCCTGCGCACCGAGCAGCAGAGAATGGACAAGGTTGTCCACTCCCAACAGCGCACGATAACCCGCATGGAAATGCTGCTGCGCCAGTTCAGCGGCTTGATGCAAGACAACGGCATCACAGTTCCCGTTCACCTCCAGGCTGAGCTGACAGACCTACTCAAATCCGATTTTGAGGCCAGCAAGCAATGATCAACTCCCGCAAAATCGAAGACTTGCACCCGCGTTTGCAGGGCAAGTGCAACGCATTTATCGCCGCATGCAAGGCGCGCGGCCTGGACGTGCTGATCACGGCCACCTATCGGGACGCTGAGTACCAAAATACGCTCTACGCGAAGGGCCGCACAGTCCCAGGCCCCATCGTCACCAACGCCAAGGGCGGTGACTCCATGCACAACTACCGACTGGCCTTTGACTTCGTTCCACTGGTCGGCGGTCAGCCTGCCTGGAACAGCGACATTCTTTGGGTGAAGTGCGGCAGTGTGGCGCAAAGCGTTGGCCTGGAGTGGGGTGGCAACTGGACGAAGTTCGCAGACAAGCCTCACTGCCAGGACACAGGCGGCTTGTCACTGGCCCAGCTCAAAGAAGGCGTGACCCTGGCATGAACTTCGCCAAGTACGGCGGTCGCCGTTTTCTCTTGGCGCTGGGCGCAGGGGTGGTCACGGCCATCCTCCAGTGGTTTGAAAAACTTGATCACCCTGGTATGGCCTACGCCGCAACGATTGCCGCCACGGTGGCCGCGTACATCACAGGCAACGTGGCCGAAAACAAGCACAACAACGAAGCCGGGAACAAAGATGCTCCCCGGTAACTACCTCATTTGGCTTGGCGTAATCTTCACCGCCTTCTGGGGTGGCTGGGAGACTCAAGGCTGGCACCGTGACTCACTGGAGAAAGATCGTGCAGAAGCAAACTTGGAAGCGCAGCGCATTGCTGGGCGGGCGCGAACCGCAGCAGAAGCCCGTGTCGTCACTGCTCAAAACGCTGCCGCCGCCCGTGCGGCTAATGATCGTGCTGACGCTGCTGATGCTCGTACTGAGCTTGACCGCGTGCGGTCACTGTCCGACGCAGCCGTCACCGCCGCTGAGCAGTCCCACGCGGCCTGCGTTGACCGAGCCACTGCCCTCAAAGTCGTATTCAGCCAGTGTGCAGGCCGATATGCAGAGCTGGGGGAAAAGGCTGACCGACACGTCAGTGACCTCAAAACCCTAAGCGATTCCTGGCCTGAGTAGCACAGCGAAATTTGAGCGTTAGCGCAATAGCTTGTGCCTACGCAGAATCCGCAGCAACTGATAAGGACACGCTATGCGTCGAAACTGGTACGACATTAAAGCTGCGGCTAACAATAAGCCTGCTGTCATCTCGATCTATGACGAGATTGGTATGTGGGGTATTACAGCCAAGGAATTCATTGCAGACCTCAACGCGATCAAAGATCAGACGATTGAGCTGCATATCAACACCCCTGGCGGCTCTGTGTTCGACGGCTTGGCGATGTTCAACGCGCTGAAAAATAGCGGCAAGGATATTACCGTTCGCGTGATGGGTATCGCTGCCAGCATGGGTAGCTACTTGGCAATGGTCGGTAGCAAGATCGTCATGGCCGAAAATACGTTCCTGATGGTTCACAGCCCGCTCAATGGTCTGTACGGTAATGCTGCCGACATGCGTGAAATGGCTGATGTGCTCGACAAGATCGGCGCAACCCTGGCAAGCACCTATGTGGCCCGCACCGGCCAGAGCATTGATGAGATCAACGCGCTGTTGTCCAAGGATACATACCTCACCGCAGCCGAGTGCTTGGCGCTGGGCTTCTGCGATGAAGTGGTGCCTGCCATTAAGGCGACTGCCAGCTTCGAGCGTGAGCACCTGCCCGAGCATATCCAGGCGCTGTTCAAGGCTGAGTCCAGTGGTGGTGACAACCCCGAAGACCCGGATGCCGACGATCTGCCGGAAGACCCGCCAGAAGACCCCGTAGTCGATGCATTCGCTGACCAAGTGGTTGCCCTGGCAACTGCCGCTGGCCTGGAAGCATATGCCGCCGCCTTCGCGTTGGACGCGAAGCTCGACACCATCGACAAGGTGAAGGCCCGCGTGGCTGAAGCCCGTGAGATCAACGCGCTGTGCGCCGTGGCTAAGCGCCCCGAAGACGCAACAGCATTTATCAGCAAGGGCAAGACCCTGGCTGAAGCACGTACCGCGCTGTGCGACACGCTTGCGAATAGCGGCGAAGTTGACACAGCCCCATCGAGCAGCAACAAGCCGATCAGTGGTGTGCAGCCATCGGCTGTGAAAACGGCTGATATTTGGGCTGCACGCCGTAAACAAACAGGAGTGAAAAAATGACCACTTTGGTAGAAGGTCGCCACGTAGGCGAGTATCTGGTTTCCGAGGCTGAAGGCACGCTGTCGCGTGAAGAAGTCACGGTAACTCAAGCTGGCACCGCATTGGTATCCGGCACAGTGATGGGCAAGGTTACTGCCTCCGGCAAGTACAAGCCCTACAACAACGGCGCAAGCGACGGTACTGAAGTCGCTGCTGGTGTTCTGTACACGCATTGCGCTGCCGCTACCGGCGACCGCAAAGCCGTGCTGCATGTGCGCAACGCAGAAGTGTTTGGTGCTGCCCTGACCGGCTCTGATGCCCCTGGCATTGCTGATCTGAAGCTGCTGAACGTAATCGTTCGCTAATCCAACCATTCACTAGGAGCATTACAAAATGGCATCACTCGACATTTTCAACAACGACGCATTCAGCGTTCAGTCGTTGACCAAAGCACTGACGGACATTCCGTTCCAACCCGCACGCTTGCAAGAGCTGGGCTACTTCACCGAAGAAGGTATCAACACCACTTCGGTATCCATTGAGCGCGTGGGCCTGACCCTGAGCTTGGTGGCTACCGGCCAACGTGGTGGTGTTGCTAAGCCCACTTCCAAAGAGAAGCGTTCCATGATTCCGTTCCAGGCTGTGCATCTGCCTCAGACCGGCGGCGTGAACGCTGACGAAGTGCAAAACCTGCGTGCCTTCGGCACCGAGTCTGAGTTGGAGTCCGTACAGAACGTGGTGAACAAGGAACTGCGTCGCCTGAAGCGCAACATCGACACCACTCTGGAATACCAGCGTATGGGTGCGGTGAAGGGCCAGATTCTGGACGCCGATGGCTCTAGCATCCTGCTCGACCTATTCGCAACCTTCGGTGTGACTCAGCAAGTGAAGTCTCTAGCTTTGGGCACCGCTGGCACCAACGTGCGTAACAAGCTGGTGGAAGCCAAGCGCCTGATGGAAGCCCAACTGGGCGGCATCATGTATCGCGGCATCCGTGTACTGTGCTCCGCTACGTTCTTCGACGCACTGGTTGCACACGCATCCGTTGAGGCTGCTTTCGACCGCTGGAACTTCGGTGACTTCTTCCGTCAAGACCAACGCGCAGGATTCCCCTTCGCTGGCATGATCTTTGAAGAATACCGTGGCTCCGTGGGTGGTGTGGACTTCATCGCTGCCGGTGAAGCCTACATGATTCCCGAAGGTGTGCCTGACCTGTTCACCATGTACTTCGCACCTGCCGACTACATGGAAACTGTGAATACCAACGGTCTGCCGTACTATGCCAAGCAAGAGCCGCGCGATATGAACAAGGGTATCGACATTGATGCCCAGTCCAATCCGCTGACTCTGAATACACGTCCTTCTGCGATCATCAAACTGACCGCTTAATGACGAAATCGGCTTTCAGCCGGTTAGCGAACCGAGTCCTTGCCCATTTGGGTGAGGACTCGATTTTGCGTGGGGAGGATGTAGCTCCACCTCGCAAAGTCCATGTTCAGCACGGCATCCAGTTCTCCGGTTATGGGCACGGCACAGTCGCGTCCAACGGTGATCTGGTTGTCGAGAAATCCGTGGCAACACTCATGAAGTCGGATAGCCCCAAGGTGGGTGACCGGCTCCAGCATCCAGACGGCGACTACGACCTCGACGTTCTACACAAAGACAACGGCGTCACGTTGCAGTTCATTCTGCGCAAGCACGCACCCTGATATGTCCAGCACAGCGTTCAACGTAACGCTTGACGTGTCCAAGATAGACACGCTGGTGGAGAAGCTGGGAGGCCTAGACGCGCAGGCATTCAATCAGGCCACCGTGCGTGCGGTGAACGAAACGGTGGACAAGGTGTATGACCTTGTGGTGCCCCGTATGTCTGCTGCCGTGAACCTGTCACCTGAGTACATCGGTAGTCACATGGTTGTCGAGCACGCAACCACAAAGGCCCAGGCGCGCGTAGTGGCACAAGGCTCCAAACCGAACCTCACGCTGCTGTCACGCTACGACGCACGCCAGCTCGTTCGTGCGGCAAAGCCCAGCTCCAACGCGAAGGGCGACCGTTCGCGCGGCATTGCCCCTGGCATGCGTGCCGCTGGCGTTTCCGTTGAGGTGGTGCGTGGCCGGGTGAAGACCATGCAGCACTCGTTTCTGGTGCAGCTACGCAGTGGCAACGGCTGGGGTGTTGCCTATCGCACTGGCCCGAACCGCAAAGACTACAAGGTGCTGTACGGCCCGAGCGTGTACCAAATGTTCAAGTACGCCGCAGAGAACGTGCTTGCTGAGGCTACCGACATGCTGGAAATGAACCTGATAACCGAGGCTGACCGCCTGCTTGAAAAGGCCCTGAAATGACCATACTCACAAGTGCGGCCGACATTGCTGTCGCCCTGGCAACACGCCTCGCAACGATCTCGATTGCCAGTGGCAGTCACACCGATATTGGCACGCGCGTATTGCGCGGTCGCCGCCGCATTGACGACAACATGGTGCCTTGTGCTGTGCTGATCGAAGGCACTGACGAAGTGACGCCACCGCCTGGACGCCTGACGGTATGCGAGGTGAAGCAGCGGTACATCGTTGCCGCATACGCCGAATGCCACCCGGACCATCCGAACGACCGGGCCCACGAAATCATCAAGGACATAAAGCGCGCCATCTTCAAAGGTGGTGTGACGCTGGACGGCCAAGTGCGCAAGATCGAATACAAGGGTCGCGATATTGGCCCGCGTAGCGATGGTGTGTCAATTGTTTGTGCCAGCGTGGAGTTCGAGGTGACCTACGCCGAAGACCTGACCAATCCTTGAGCGAAATTTGAGCGTTAGTAATTTGGTTTGCGCGTGGTCACACTTCGCCGGTCAGTGTCCACATTGCGACCTTAACTTTTTGGAGATTTAATATGTCTGCTGCACGCGGCTTTTTGGGCGCTGGTGATCTTTACATCGCGCGTTACAACCCTGTCACCGCTTTGTTTGATGACTTCGTTGGCCCCATCGAAACAACCAAATTTGAAATCAAGCCCAAGGTGGACTTGAAAGAGATGACCTCCAAAGGTCGCATGACTTACGGCCAAGTGGTCGAGTCCGTGCCAATCCCCAAGCCCTTCGAGTTCACCGTCCAGTTCGCAGAAGTTTCCGGCGACACGCTGGTGGCTGCGTTCCTGGGCACCAAGACCGCATTGAATACCGGCGCTGGCACGCTCACCAACCAAGTTGTGAAGATCACGAAGGGTTCGTGGGTCGATATTGGTCAAATGAATATCCAGACCGCAGGCTTGCTGGTCAAGGACAACACCGCCACCACCACCTATGTGTTGGGCACCGACTATGAGATCAACTACCGCCTGGGCATGATTCGTGTCCTGCCCACCAGCGCGATTGCCGATGGCGTGAACCTGAAGATCAGCGGCTCTTACAGCGCCGTGTCCGGTAGCCAGATTGCCGGTGGCACCAACGCGCAAATCCGCGCCAAGTTCCGTTTCGACGGTAAGAACTTTGCCGACGGTCTGCCCTGCATCGTTGATGTGTGGGAGGCCGTTATCGCTGCTGACAGCGCGTTCGACTTCTTGGCTAACGACTTCGCTGCCGTGTCGCTGCCCGGTCGCCTGAAGACCCCTGTCGGCAAGACTGAGCCCTTCGTGGTCAAGCTGTTGGATGCAGCTCTCTAAGCACCATTGGTGATCAATGCGCCCCAGTGGTGCTAGTAGCCGGGGCACAGTCCCCGGCTTTTTTATTTGTGGAGTAGATTCATGGCGGCAAATGTTCCCTTAACCCTCACGGTCGAGACAATCGGCACCGAAGGCGTCAAGCGCCTAAAAGACGATGTAGCGGCACTGGGCAAAGAGGGGGCAGGGGCTGCACCAGAGTTCCAGCAGCTCGGAGCTGAGATCGACAAGCTGGGCCAGCAGACCGGCCTTGCGAATGTCCTGAAGACGCTGACCAATGAGATCGACCAGCTCAGCACAGCGCAGGCCAAGAGCGCCGAGACTGCGCAGCGCGTCACTACGGACCTGAACGAAGCCAAGGCGACCACCGCGACCTACGCCGAGGCACAGCGCGCGGCCAAGACGGCGGTTATCGAACAGCAGGACGCGCTGTTCCAGCTTCGCCAGGAGCTGGCCCGCAAAAAGAACGAAACATCCTCAGCCGACAAAGAAGAACGCACCTACACCGAGGCGATACAGGCGCTTGGTGCGCAGATCATCAAAGCCAAGGACGTGCTGCGCGAAAAGACGAACGCGCTGCGCGAGGCCAAGGACGCCACCACCCAGGCGGCAACCGCTGAGCGCGCCAAGGCCAATGAGGCGAACGCGGCCAATACGGCTGACGCAGCGGCAGCAGCTACGTTGGAGAAGAAGTCGGCAGCACTGCGCGAAGTCACAGACAAGCTGCGTGCGGCGGGCGTGCAGACAACCACCCTGGCAGAAACTGAATCGCTGCTGATCAACTCGTTCAAGAATCTGGCTGGTGAGATTGCTGCCGTGCAGGCTGCGACCGAAGCCAAGCTGGCTGCTGAGAAGCGCGCCGCCCAGGAAGAAGAACGCCTGATGATCATTCAGATCGTCAAGCAAAAAGAGCTGCGCGATGCTGCCGCCCTGGCCGCGCAAGAGATCATTGGTGACTACTCCAAGATGGAGGCCGCGCAGGCCAAGATGGCTGCGCAGACGAAGGCCGCTGGCGATGCCCTGACCAATGCCTTCAGCACCGTTGGCGTGCGCTCCGTGGCGCAGATACGCGCCGAGATCGAGACTGTGAATCAGTCAATGGGTCTGCTGGCGACCAAGGGCGGGCTGACCGGCGCTGAGCTGAAGGGTGCGATGGCCTCTGCCCAGGCGCAGGTGAATGCGCTCGAAAAGGAAATCCGCACGGTCACCAATCAGTTGACCCTGGCCGACAAGGCGGCAAACCTGTTCCAAAGCTCAATGGGCCAGTTCACCGCTGGCAACTTGGCCGCGCAGGGCATTCAGTTCCTCGTTACGAAATTGATGGATTTGGGGCGTGCCTTCATTGATGCGATGGTGCAGGGGCAGCAGCTCAGTCGTGGCCTGAACGTCATCTACAAGGACGCCGGGGTGGCGGCTGCGCAGTTGGATTTTCTGCGCAAAACATCCGCTGCTGCGGGCGTGGCCGTGGGCGATATTGCCCAGGAATTCGTCAAGTTCTCCGCTTCCATGAAGCTGTCGAATATCCCGATTGAGCAGAGTAACGCTCTGTTCCAGGCCATGACAAGGGCCACTGCATCTTTGGGTCTTTCTGCGGCTGATACTGGTGGTATATTGAATGCATTGGGCCAATCCGCAAATAAAGGTACGGTCCAAATGGAAGAACTTAGAGGACAAATCGGGGACAGATTGCCCGGTGCGCTAGGTCTTGCAGCGAAAGGTATGGGGTTGACCGAGGCAGAACTTACCAAGTTGGTAACTTCCGGCAATCTCGCATTCAAGGATTTCATTGTCCCGTTTACGGGCGCACTCAAAGAGCTTGAGGGGAAGTCCGACACACTGGTAGGCACCTGGGGTCGCTTGAAGGGTGCATTCACTGTGTTTGCGCAGTCTGCCGGTGACGCTGGCTGGGCCACGGTGTTAGTCGGTGCAATGAAGGCCCTGGCGGCGACCATCGGGCCGGTTCTGTTCCTGTTCGAGTCCTTTGTCGAGACTATTGGCTTGGTCGGTAGTGGTGTTGTACGACTGGCGCAAGCACTGGCCGGGAACAAGAATGCGTTTAAAGGCTACAGCGATGAGATTGCTGCTAGCGGCCAACGCATCCGCGATGTAGGCAATGCCATTGTTGGCGTGCTGATACCGCAAGCCAATCTGACAACTGCGGTAAGCGAAGGCACCAAGGCCATGCTGAACTCAGCCGACGCAGCTACGCGTGTTGACGCCGCATTGCGGGCCGCAGCCGGTGCTACTGAAATGTCTGCTACCGCTGCCAAGCTCCAGGCTGATACAACGCTGATGGGCGTGGCGAATATCAATAAGTTCAACGTGGAAGTTGGACGGTTGATCGAAACGCAAACTGTTGCCACTGAAGCTGCCAGTGCAAACGCTAAGGCTGTGAAGTTGCAAGGTGAGGCTCGGGTGGAGCTTGCAAAGCAGCAGAACGACGCACTGGCACTTGCTAATGCCGAGTCGCAATCCGCAGTCGACTACGCTGCCGCAATGGACAAAGTTGCTGTATCACAGCGCGCAGAACTCGACTTGCTGCTGGTACAGCGTCAGCGCATTCGTGAGGTCGAAGAAGCCCGTGGCACAGAAAAGGCTGCTATTGAAAAGCAAACCGAAGCTCTGACAAACAAGATCACAAAGATGCAGGCTGAGGCTGAGCAGTCAACACAGGCGGCAGAGAAGGCTAAGGCTGAAGCTACTGGACGCAAGCTGGCTATAGAACTGCTGCGTGATAACTCTGCTGAGATCACGAAATACACGATCTTGATGCACGATGCACAGGCCAATGTTGATCGACTTACGCAGGCTGAGAAAGACGGCTGGGCTACGAAGCAGCAGGTAAAGGACGCGACTCTGGAATTAGCTCGCGTTACAGCGCTACATACCGACGCAGTTAAGGACTCGATAAAGAACCTTGACCTCGAAACCAAGATGCGCACTGCGAATATCGACATTCTGATTGCGCAGGCCAACGCTGGCGAGAAGCACTATATCGGGCTTGCTGCCCAGGCTAAGGCGATTGGTGATGTTGTACAGCAGCACTATTGGGAGATCGAAGCTAAGAAGCAGGTGATCAAACAGCTTGAGCTGAAGATGGAACTTGAGCGCCTACAAAACGAAGCTGCGAAGCTGGAGATTGAGCTGAAGCGTAAGCTGATTGATACATCCACTGAAGAAGGTAAGACCAAGGCCAAGCTGCTTGATATTGAATTGAAGATGCTCGAAGTGAAGAACATCAACAATGAGGCCATCAAAGAGCAGATTCGGCTTATTGAGGGTGAGATACAGGGCATCCGTAACAGCGATGTTGTTCGTCAAAATAGTCAAGGCGGTCTTAACGCTGACACTAATGCACGCAATACAAACGCCGGTGCGATTGAACGCCAAAACGCAGCTCTTGAGAAGCAGCAGAAGCTGACCAGCGACGGCTTCAAACGCAACGCTGACGGCTCTGCCGCTGGTACGTTTAGCTCCAGCACGGCAAATACGGACCTCGCAACGCTGCGCACTAAAACATCCACTGGTGCGCAACTCACGTCCGACGACTTGGCTTCTGCCCAGGCCGCTTTCGACAAGGCCACTGCGAATGTTGACTGGCTTCAAAAGCAGGGCGGTAGTGTTTCGTTGGCAGCAATGCAGTCTGCGAATGCTGACTGGACTACTGCGAAGCAGATTCTTGACAGCCTGAAATTCCGTTTGCAAGAGGCAGCGACCGCCAAGGATTCGGCGGCTACTAGCAGCGCTACAAGCAGCTCGACAAGCAGCGGTGCAACCACCATGACCATCAACCTCAATGGCGCATCAACCAACCTGAGCATGGCGTCACAGGCTGATGCAACAGCCCTGGCGAATCTGCTTCAACAACTCGGAACCTCTGCAACACGGGCGGCATAAATGACCATCACACTCACATATCTCACTACCACCATAACGCTGCATCCAGACCTTCGCTGGAGCGATGAGCACCAGTGGAACCAAGTAGAGCAGAGCGTTCAGCGCACGATCACCGGGGCGCTCATCGTGAGCAGCGCGGCGCGGGTCGCTGGTCGCCCGATCACGTTGCAGCCCGAGGATGACAGCAGCGCCTGGATGCCGCAAAGCACCCTTGATGCACTGCGAAATCTGAGCGTTGTACCTGGGCGGGTCATGCAACTTACTATGCGCGGAACGAGTCGGGATGTGATTTTCAGACACCACGAAGGTGTTGCTCTTGAGGCTGTGCCAGTTGTTCACTACAACGACCAAGACAGTGCCGACTGGCATCGAATCACGCTGCGCCTCATGGAGATTTAATCAATGCCCATCCTCACGCAAGACATTAAGCTATTGAAGTCGTCGGTCATGGCCGACACCACGGACGGCGGCGGTCAAATGACCGGCACAGCGATTGTCGATGGTCAAAGCAACAACCTGTTCCCTGACACTTCCGCAATGGACCGTGCCTTCGGTCGTGTCAACTTGCGCAAGGTGTTCGGCGTGGCGCACACGACCGACACGGCAACCCTGCTGGGCGCACACGCGATCATCACAGACTCCCCTGATGACCCACTGGTCGCATGCACGCTGGTGAAAACAACCGGCTGGGCCGATCAGCGCGCGACCGCCCAGGACGTGATTGAGCGCTATGTTGTGAAGGGCCCGAAGGCGTCTGTTCGCATTTACGACACGCACTACACCGGGTCACTGCAACTGCGCCTGATCAGCTTCGTGAACACTGCATTCCCCGCTGGCGGCGATGCGGTGGTGCTCACGAATCCGAACGGTACAGAGCAGTACGTTCGCATCTTGAAGATCAGCACAATCTCGCAGCAGGTTGCCGTGGTTGAGAACGGAAACACGACCGTGTTCCCTGCAACCATCGCAACCTGCGAACTGGGTCAGGCGCTGACAATGGATGTGCTTGGCCCGCCCGCAGCGCGTGCCTATGGCGTGAACGGCCTGTCGCCCGAAAGCTCTTACGCAACGCTGTACACGACCTCTGTTGCGACCGGCGCAAAGTTCTATGGCGTGAAGCCGCTGGGCATCGCCGGTTCGATTGGCGATCTGTCGATCACGACCTCTGACGGCGTGTACACAAATCTGGTGCCAGCCGCCACGGTCGAGTCGCCTGTGATCGACCAGTACCCAATGCTTCAGAACCCTGGCGTGAGCACGTCAGGCATTGCAACGATCACGATCACCAACCCCACAGCACACGCATGGGGTCCAGGCAGCACCATCACAACCCCGACGCTGATCACCCCTGGCTCGTTCAGCATGAGCTACAACGGTGTGAACTTCACCGATAGCGGTGACGGCGTTCTCATGCAGGGCACCAATGCAGTAGGTGTTGTCAGCTACCGCACAAGTACCGTTTCGCTCAACCCGACCGCACCGGGCTACGGTGGGGCCAACATATCGACGGTCACCTACAAGCCAGCAAGCCCGAGCGGCCCTGCTGTGTTCAGCGATCTCTTGATGATCACCACGGCGAACCAGGGCTTGTCGTTCACTGCGGTGCTCACCCCGTTCCCTGCCAAGGGCACGCTCAGCATGTCGTACATGGCACAGGGGCGCTGGTACACGCTGATGGACAATGACAACGGCAAGCTGTCTGGTTCAAGCTCCAGCTACGGTGTGGGGACTATCAACTACACCACCGGGTCGATTTCATTGACGCTAGGCGCTATGCCTGACGTTGGCAGTCCATTGCTGTTCCAGTGGGGCACCGCCAAGGCTGCGCAGCCTGTTACCGGCACACTGCCGACTGCTGCCAGCTTCGATATTGAGATTCCCCCCAACTCGTACCCCGGCGACACAACGCTATCGTGGACAACTGGCGGCGTGGCGAAGTCATGCACTGTGAATGGCGCGGGTACTGTGTCTGGTGCTGCTACGGGTGGGCTGAGTGGCCCCGGTAAGTACACCGTGACGCCTACGCTGTTCCCAACCTCAAACGTGACCGTCAATTACAAGACGTATGTTCAGGCGACTGCGATCTCGCATGGCACCGGCAAGAACTGGACTATAACCGGCCCGGTGCAACCTGGAACGGTTCACTTCCAACTGGCGCTGACCGCGCCTGCTGATTGTGCATTCAGCGATGGTTCGAATGGCGTTGTGTACTGCTACGACGATGGCGCTGGCAACATCAAGAGCTACATCACAAGTTGGTGGACAAATTACGCATCGGCGAACCTAGGCACCATCAACTACGCTACCGGCGCAATCAGTATTACCACTGCGTCGGTCAGCCAGTACGTTCTACACACGTATCAGCGTAGCCGTACCGTTTGGTTTCACACCGACAACTGGACCGAAACGGCATGGGAAGTGCAGCCCTGCACGATCACAGAAACGCTCACCAATCTCACCTACTGCGGCGGCACTGGCACTACGCAGTCGCTGGTCGTCACCCCATCCATGTACTTGCAGGTGCCAACGACTGCTGATGCGAAACTGGCGCTCACAGGCGCATCGTTCACCGTTGGTGGCGACCTGTACACATCGGTGGGCGGCGCACTTCGTTCTGGCTGGAGTTTGACCGCAGCCGTACCGTCTATCAGTGTCTCTGCTGGCAATGTCGTTGGTAGCGGGAAGGTTACGCTCACAGTGCTACCAGCGAACAACACCAACACGGTGGTGTGGCAGAACGTAGCAATTGACCTGTCTGGTCAGAACGTCATGTTGGGCGCATTCCGCACCGTGTCTGCACCGCTCAAGGCGGGTAACTTCCAGCTTAGCGCAGGTGTTTCCAGCACAGGTAGCGCAAGCGCTGGTGGCGTCCTGTCAGGCGAGTTCACTGGCACCGTAGACTACGTTCGCGGCTGGGTGCAGTGGCAGACAGCAACCATGATTGTTAACCCCTCCACATTGCGCTACAACGCCGTGCTGTTGCAGTACCTGCCACTGGACGCCTCGCTGCTGGGCATGAACACCGCACGCTTGCCGCTTGATGGTCGTGTGCCAGTGTTCCGCAATGGTGATCTGCTGGTGGTGCATAACACGCTCACCTTCACGTTCCCCAACCCTTTGGTTAAGAACACAAACTACGACCTGGGCCGGGTGCGTATTGCATCCGTGCGTGTGAAAGACGCGCTGGGTGTGGTGGTGCCTGACACCCTGTATTCGGTGAACCTTGACGCTGGCACGATCAGCGTTCCGACCGCATCGAATATCACCAGCTACACGCAGCCGTTCACATGCGAACACCGCATTGAAGACATGCTGCTGTGCTCACAGGTGGACATTTCCGGCAAGCTGTCGGTGACTCGTTCGCTGACTCACAACTTCCCGGCAAACACTTCGTTCGTGTCTAGCGCAATGCCGTTCGGTGACTTGTTCGCACGCACCTATTCGGTGTTCGGTCAGGGCACTTGGACAAGCGTGTGGCAGGACACCATCATCGGTGCGGCCATTATCCCCCAGTTCAACACGGCTCTGAACCCCATCACAGTGACGAACCAGGGGGCGATCAAAGAGCGCTGGGTGCTCATCTTCACGAATAGCACCAGCTACCGAATCATTGGCGAATCTGTCGGTGAGATCGGCAGCGGCAGCACAGGCGTGAACACTGCGCCGCTCAACCCGGCCACCAACACCCCGTACTTCACGATTCCAGCCGCTGGATGGGGCACAGGCTGGGCGGCTGGCAACTGCCTGCGGTTCAACACCGACGCATGCGGTGCGCCGTTTTGGGCGGTTCGCACGGTGTTGCAGGGACCGGCCACCCTGGCAAGCGATCAGTTCACCCTGGCGTTCCGTGGTGACGTTGACCGCCCATAAGCAATTCGGAGTAACACATGGTAAACAAGACACGGTATTTCAACAGCACACAGGTTTCCTCACCCGTTCTCTCGGGCACAGCCGGTGCGATGTTGGCGGTTCTCGACGCGGTGCTGGTGAACGGCTTTGGCTCTCAGTCGGTATCCACGCTGGTGGTGGCATCCAACATCGCCACGGTGACCCACGGCAGCGCACATGCACAGATCGTGGACGGCATTGCGAACATTACAGGTGCCACGCCTGCGGGCCTGAACGGCGATAAGCGCGTGCTGTCGGTGACCACCAACGGCTTCACCTTTGCAGCGCCCGGTATCAGCGACCAGACGGCCACTGGCACGATCACAGCCAAGGTGGCATCGCTGGGCTGGACCAAGCCGTACAGCGGCACCAATCTCGCCGCATACAAGCCCAGCGCCGTTGAGGCGACCGGCTGCTTGCTGCGTGTGGATGACACCGGAACAACTACAGCACGAGTACGTGGTTACGAGACTATGACGGACGTGAATACGGGTATTGGGCCATTCCCCACGGTTGCACAGCAGGCAGCACCGGGGCGCTGGTGGAGTAAGTCGGATGTAGCTAGTGCAGCAGCGCGTAGTTGGTTTGTAATTGGGGATGACAGGTGCTTTTACCTATTCATGGCTCCAAATTCAAATACTACTTACGGTACGCAAGGCGTATTTTTTGGGGATTTCATTTCTGTTAAATCGAATGACCCCTACGCATGTTTCCTATTTGCGAATACCGCAGACAGATCGACTGCTGCCAGTAACCTTAGCGATAGTATTGAATACAGCAACGGGTCTGTAAATACTGACGCAGGGTTCGTGGCCCGCAACGCAAACACTCTTGGGGGTGCGCAATCCCTAGCCCCTGAGAATGCTTTTGGCACAGGGACTAACTACACGTCTGGCTTGGGTGCCTTCACCTACCCCTCTCCAGTAGATAACGGTCTAACGCTGTGTCGCCCACGATTGATAGGTTCAACATCCGGTCTTAGGGGGTATCTCCCCGGCATGAAGGTGACTCCACAAAACATGTCAGCAGGCCCGTTTAACAGTGGGGATGTTGTGATGGGCGCTGGTGATTTGGCGGGGGTAAAGCTCAGGGCAATTAAAACCGGAACCACCACTACCTCAGCAGGTGTTTGCTTCTTCGACATGCTCAACGACTGGAGATAATTAAATGGCATCGGGACGTTACTGGCGCGTTGTTGGGTTCATGGTCGATGGCAGTGGGGCGCTGGAACTCACTCGCGCACGCTTGTGGGTGAACGGCTCGGTGAGCAGCGCCGCAGTTGCTGCCAGTCTTGCGCCGACAAGCGGGAGCGTTGCAGACCTCGCCCTGGCATCCAATGCGAATATCGTTAGCTGGGATGCTGCAACCCGCAGTCAGTCGAGCTTCAGTTTGTCGTGGGACTTGGGCGTAGCTGCGGACTTAGTTGGCTTGGAGCTTGGCGCTGGCAGCAGTCAGGCGACCTACCCCAACAGCCTGATCATCCAATCGTCAGTTGACAACCTCAACTGGAACACTGAGCAGAGCTACAACGATCTGAAGTACCCCGGCAATAGTGCCATAAGCTCGTTCGTCAGTTCGTCCTCTGGCGACCCTGACTACGCCAAGGTTGTGCTTCTGCTGCATGGCGATGGCTCAAACGGTTCAACAACCATTGTTGATAAGTCGCAGATTCCGAAGACGATCACTACATTTGGCAACGCGGTGATCTCGACCGCTCAGTCTAAGTTCGGTGGGTCCGCACTCTACTTTGATGGTAGCGGCGACTATCTGAGCGTACCCACATCAACAGACTTTGACCTTGGGGATGCCTACACAATTGAGTTCTGGATATATCCAAATATTATCTCATCTAACTTTGGTGTAATCCATAGAGGTTTTTATTCTACAGGTGGTGGTAACTGGACTGATTTAGCCTTCTCAATTCGATGGCTAAATACATTCATGCGCTTCTACTTCTATGCCACGAACAACTCAAATGAGCAGTACATAGATGTGAGTGGTGCAGTGAGCGCGAATACATGGACTCACATTGCAATGGTGCGTAACGGTTATTCCGGTCAGGTATTTGTTAACGGAGTTAGCTCAGGAACAATATCAGGTCTAAATACACCTGCTGCCAGTTCGCAAACACTTCGTATTGGTGAGTGGGACTACAGCGCAAGTGTGGAATACTTTAACGGCTATCTTGACGATATTCGCATCACTAAAGGGGTGGCACGCTATACAGGTGCGTTCTCAGTGCCAAGTGCAGCGTTTCCTGATGTTGCCACGTTTGTGGCGCAGAATAATATATACAGCGGCAACGTGTCGTTACTGTTGCATGGTACGGGCGCTGATGGGGATAAGTACTCTGCTGATTCCAGTTTTGGCAATAAGTCGTTGACATTTCAGGGTACGGCACAGGTATCGACTGCAAAAAGCAAATTCGGAACATCATCTTTGAAGCTGGATAGCGGCGGCACAGCTATGATCTCAGTACCGGCGTCCCTTGAGTTCGGCTATGAAGGCGACTTTACTCTAGAGGCGTGGGTTAACCCAATTTCCTGGGTATCTTCTGGCATCATCTTTGCGGTAAATACAACCAACGGCATACAGTTTGGTCGCAATGCTGATGGAAATCTTGGGGTTGCAAAGAATGGTATTGCTTGGGTACTCACAGGAAGTGCATTACCAGCGCTGGATACCTGGAGTCATGTGGCTGCTGTGCGTAGCTCGGGTACACTTACAATATATTTGAATGGGGCAAGTATTGGTAGTGTTGCAGATACGTTTGCATATCCTTCCGGTGAGTTTGATATTTCTAACCCTACTTATAGTTTTAACGGCTATATTGATGAAGTTCGCATCACCAAAGGCGTGGCACGCTACACGGCAAACTTCACGCCAGCGACACAGGCATTTCCTGACCCAGTGCAGCAAGTAGATCAGTACCTGAGCAACACGGTATTGATTCTGAACGGCAATGGTGCGAATGGTTCGACAACCATTCTTGATACGTGCCCTTCGCCGAAAGTGATCACCCTGGCAGGAGACACAAAGATCAGTACTGCACAGGCTAAGTTTGGCCCTTCGTCAATTTATTTTGATGGCACTGGTGACTCGCTATCTGTAGCGGCTGGCCCTAATGCTGGGACAGATGTTAGCACTGCGGACTTTACGGTTGAATTCCGGTACTACACAACCAGTGCCTCTACTGATCAAGCAATTTTTACTATAGGTGAACCCGAGGCATCCAGTGGGTTCCAACTGGCTTTTGGGATACATCACTTCGGCTCATTACTGGCAGGTGCTGTACGATTTTTTGCATATAACACTGCCGGCACGCAGTATTCTCTAGATTCTTCACCATTGTCTGCCAACACTTGGTATCACATGGCGTTGACTAGGGAGGGGAATACCCTACGGGCGTTCTTGAACGGTACTATGTTTTCCAGCATGGCAATAACTGGTGCGTTGAATATTTCTAATACATGCACTGCCCGCGTTGGAAAATATACCTCCAGCACCCCCCGTAATATGGTGGGCTATTTGGATGATTTTAGGTTGACTATTGGCAAGGCACGCTACACGGCCAGCTTCACACCATCTGCCAGCCCGGTGCCTGAGTACGCACAGCCGAATGCAGATTACAACTATGACAGCACTGTGCTGCTGCTGCATGGTAATGGTACAAACGGAAGCACCACGTTTACTGATAACAGCGGAACTCCAAAGACGCTGACCGCAAATGGCAGTGCGCAACTAAGCACAGCGCAGAGTAGGTTTGGTGCAAGCTCCATATACATCAATGGCTCTGGAAACTATGTTAGCGTACCGAACAGCAGCGATTTTAATTTTGGTATAGGCGAGTTCACGATTGAGGCTTGGATTTATGTGACACAAGCCGCGCCCGCTGAGTTTTTTCAAATAGTCAGCTATGGCTACCGAAATACCTCAGTCAACCCCGGATGGAACCTGCGTCTAGGCTCCAACGCACAACTGGTATTTGAATCAGTACATAACGGCGCAGCCTCTGCATCCCTGGCGGTCACAAGCGTAATCCCACTAAACACCTGGGCGCATGTTGCTGTAAGCAGAACTAAGTCGGCAGTTTATTTTGCTGTTAATGGTATCGTATATGCCGGAAGCGCATCTCTATCTGGAGATGATATCGGCAATGGTTCGTCTAATAATGTGTTGTACATAGGTGCATCTGGAAGTACATCTCCACCTACTAATTGGATTTCCTACGGTTACATTGATGACTTACGCATCACTAAGGGCGTGGCACGCTACACAAACAACTTCGTGCCACCTTCTTACCAGTTTGCTGACACAACCTCACCACAACCCGGTGATGAGGACTACGCCAAGGTTAGCGCACTGCTGAAGATGGACGGTGCGAATACGTCAACAGTATTTATAGACTCTGGCCCATTGGCACTTTCAGTGTCAGCCGTTGGAAATGCTCAGATCAGTACTGCGCAGAGTAAGTTCGGTGGCACCAGTGCGTACTTCGATGGCTCGGGTGACTATCTGACACTGCCAAACAGCAGCGGCCTCCAATTAAATACCTCCGACTTCACTGCTGAGTGCTGGATATATCCAACAGCAGGAGGTGCATTTCAGCGGATTCTTTCTTCTACCACAACGGGTTTTATTTCTAGCACTGTTGTAATGCGGATTAACTCCAGCAATGTGTTGTACGCATACGCTGGCGGGGCATCGGGTATCACTGGTGGGACTGTACCTCTAAATGTATGGTCGCACATAGCAATGGTGCGTGCCTCTGGTGTACTGAGCCTATATCTCAACGGTGTATTTCAAGGCTCTGAGTATTCCTCAAACTCCAGTACAGAGTACCTTCAATATATCGGGGGCTACTATTCAACTTTAGGCACTGAATATTTCAATGGCTATATTGATGATGTTCGTATCACCAAGGGATTGGCACGTTACACGCAGAACTTCAATCTGCCGACCAACAGCTTCCCACTGGCACCAATAGGCACCTCGTCAACCACGATGCTGACCGACAGCGCGGCCACGATCAAACCTCGTAGCGGCCCCATCCTGTTGCCGCAGCAGTTGCCCGGTGCAATGGATGAGGGCGTGTTTGGCAAAGAGGTCGCATCGGCATACCAGGGCGCTGACATGCAAGACGGCGGCTGGTACAAGATTCAGGGCACCGTGTTCCAGAAGGGCACGCCGAACACTGCTGTGCATCGCCGTGTCGTGCTGCTGGAGGAACGCAGTGGTCGCGCCATCCGTGAGACATGGAGCGATGCTACTTCGGGCGCGTACAGCTTCAAGAACCTGTCGCCTGACAACCGCTATACCGTTCTCGCCTATGACCACACTGGCGCATTCCGCGCCGTGATTGCTGACGCACAAGTACCGGAGCCAATGTAATGACAACCCCTCTCTCGCTGGAAGCACGCCAGCTTCGCCTGACCGCGCTGCGCGATCTGATTGACTCGGGCGGCGGCAAGCTGAAGTTGTACACGGGCACCGCTGTGCCTGCGACACCCGACACAGCGGCCACCGACACGCTGTTGGGAACCATCGCCCTGGCAGTGCCATCCGGTGCCATTGGCGCGGCGTCAGGCACGGCCACGCTCACCCTGACCACCCCACAGGCGACCAACGCATCCAACACTGGCATTGTGGGCTGGGTGCGCTTTTGCAAAGGCAGCGGCGCGGGCGTCATGGACTTGCCAGTGGTGAAGTCCCCGGCGACCGGCCCGGTCGTGCTCAGCGATACTCAGGTGTACGCGGGCGGCGAGATTCAATTGTTGTCCTGCCTGATCACGGAGTAACCCGGTGCCCATCGCAACCCCGAACCTGATACTGGAGGACACCCGGCTATCGGGGTCACCCACGAACATCGTGTTTGGGGACTCTGGCGTCTTCGTGCCGCCCAGTGTCACCGTTGACATTTCCCTGGCGCTCGACTCGGGCGTAACGGTCGCAGCCTTCATTGGCCCACCGATAAATGTAGACATTTCCCTCGCCCTGGATTCAGGCGTAACGGTTGCTGCCGAGGTGCGCACACCCGTGGTGGTGGACATGCAGTTCAGCCTGGGCGGCGTCACAGTGGCCGCTGCTGCGTTCTACGACAACCGGGTGACCCCATACAAGGACTGTCGCGTGGCATCTCCGCTGGGAAGCGGCACAGCCAGCGAAGCTGACATGGGAACTGATTGGGTCACGGCCAATCGCTTTGACCTGTACGGTGGTCTTCCGTGGGAGCCATCGGTGCGCAAAGAACAGTACCCGGCGACCGCCCATGAGATTGCCAACAGCACGCGCATGGACAGCATGCAGCCCTGGACGCCTGCTGACGGCCAAAGCAATAGCCGCACCGCAGTGCATCAACCCGGCGTCTTCTTCCAAGAGCAGCGCATGCAGGCGTGGGAACTGGCAGACTTCAGGAAATCGGAGTGGGATACCTCAACGCAAAAAGGTATCTTCAAGCAGATTTTCCAGAAGTCGAGCCACGACACGGCGCGGCCAACTGTGCTCAACATGGGCGGCAAGGTCGGTGCCAGTGTCCACTTCGCGGGCCTCACGTTCTTCACCGGACCCTGGCAAGTCGCAGGCTGGCCGCTCCCAGGCACACACAGCTACCCCAGCACCCCGCAAGACCCGAAGTGGTGGTGGGATGCAAACCTGCTGTTCGAGTTCCCGCAAGACGGTTCACCGAACCTTGTGTTTGGCGACCATTACGTGGCTCCGGGCACACCCGGCCAGTCAATCATTGTTCCTGTTCGGAGCGTTTATATCGTGCTCAATTCCGCATCACTGCGCCGCGTGGACGGCAACATTTACCTGCCGACCTTCGGCATGTCGCTCAGCCTGGACGCGTCAAGCTGGACATGGGGCTTCACCGCCACGCTACCAGCCAACGCACTGGTCAACCTTGAGCCTGCGTCAAACGGTGCGCCGGTCGAGGTAGAGGCCCTGATCAACGGCGTGCCGTACCGCGCTCTGGTGGAGGGTCTGAGCCGCGACCGATCGTTCGGCAAAGACAGCCTGAAGATCACCGGGCGCGGCAAGACGGCGCTGCTGGATGCCCCGTACTCCGTGGTTGGCAACTTCCGAAATACCACCGCGCGCACCGCTCAGCAACTGGCGAATGATGCGCTTACCGTCAACGGCGTGTCGATGGGGTGGGGCGTCAACTGGGGCCTGACCGACTGGTCTGTACCGGCTAATGTATTCAATCACCAGGGCACGTATATCTCTGCGCTCAACGCGATTGCTGGCGCTGCCGGTGGCTATGTGCAGCCGCATGCCACGGCGCAGTCCGTGTCGATCTTGCCCCGCTACCCAGTCGCGCCTTGGGACTGGGGCACGACCAGCGCCGACTATGTGTTGCCGGTCGATGTGACGACGCAAGAGGGTATTACCTGGGCCACCAAGCCTGAGTACAACCGCGTGTTCGTGTCGGGCCAGCAGCAAGGCATCCTGGGCCAAGTGACGCGCACAGGCACCGCTGGTGACGTTGTGGCACCCATGATCACCGACCCGCTCATCACGCACGCCGACGCGGCACGCCAGCGCGGAACTGCAATCCTGGCTGACACCGGGCGCATCGCAAACGTCAAGCTGCGCCTGCCGGTGCTGGCTGAAACCGGCATCATCGTCCCTGGCAAGACCGTGCAGTACAACGATGGCGCTGTGACACGCAAGGGCGTGGTGCGCTCTGTCGGCGTGGACGTTGGCCTACCTGAAATCTTCCAATCAATCGAGGTTGAAACACATGTCTAACCTGTACACGCTATTCAAAGACTTACTGCCGAAGTACCCGCTGATGGTGGGCACTGTCGCGTCGATTGATAACGGTGTTGCGACCATAACGATTGACGGTGGTGGTGCCATGCAGGCCAGGGGTGATACAACTGTTGGCGCGCGTGTGTTCTTTCGTGATGGTGTGATCGAAGGCCCTGCGCCTACGCTAACACTGGTTGCTATCGAAATATGAAACCCTTGTGATACTTCTGCTTTGCAGCGATGTACGCTGCGTGAGCATCTTCCGCAGTTTTGAAGTTTCCAAGCTGTAGCAGCTTTCCGTCAACACGTATCTGAGAATAGAACTTACCTGTCTTTTTATGGAAGTACGCACCCTTCAGTCCGAGCGCGTTATTACTGGTAAGAACTGATTGGTTCTGCATGTTGGTCGTCTGATCAACGTCACGCAGGTTTTCGATTCGGTTGTCCAACTTGTCGCCGTTGATGTGATCAATCTGACCTTTAGGCCACGCACCTTTGTCATACAGCCATGCAAGTCTGTGTGCCATGTAATTGGTGCCCAAAATCTGGATAGTCATGTACCCATAGGCTGTTACACTGCCAATAGTTCGGCGTAGATCAGAGCGATGTGTATAAAACTTTCCTGTATCGTAGTCAAAATGGAGAATTGATCTGAGCTGCTTTGCGGTAAGGTTTTCAGATTGCTCGTTCATGGTCGTGCGGTTAATTGTTACGGTGTCCGAAGTTTATATCCTAAGTTATTGATTTGTATAGCCAGTTTATGCTTCGAGCGGATTGACACAGCCAATGCAGTTGTTGTGCTGGTAGCCAAGCTCGTACATCACGGGCAGTTTGATGCCAGCGTCCTTTACGATTGCAAGGCAGTTCGCATGGCTCAGCTTACGGTCCATGAGCGGGGATTCAGCGTCGATATTGTTGGCGTCCAGAAACTTGTCCCAGCGTTCCAATTCTTCAGCGCAGTAACCGAATATGTGCTTGTCGGTAGGTTGCTGGAAGTCTTCGCGCACCTTCTTCTTCAGCAACATCGTGCAGGGAGCACCATCGACGCCGCTGATATATCGACGACGCTGCATCACGCCCCAAACGCTACCGCCATATTCTTCTGCAACCATATTGGTGATCGGCATTCCGAACCACTTTTCACAGTCAGCCGCAAAACGGTCATTGTCAGGATGTTCCTCTTTAACAATGCAGCGGGCAATAATCAGTTCAGCGCCTGTGTTCGCATACTGGGCGATTGCCAGTTTGGTTGCAACAGCACTGGCAGCACCACAGGAGAACCAGCAAATAATGCGATTCATAGCGCCGCCAGTTTCTCTGCCGCAGCGTGCAGTCGTGCATTGAACCAGCGGCGAATCGTGTACTGGCGTACCAGCGACACGACTGTGTACAGCACGCCAATAAACAAGTTCTGACTTGCGGTGATATGGAAACCCACCAGTGGCAGTATCAGAAAGTTCGCAGCGAAGTTAATGACGAAGCCAACAACTATGTTCAGTATTGCTTCGTACAAGCTGGATAGGCGGGATTGGTTCATACGAAGTCAGAAATATCACTTGGAGGTGTGATCAGCGCCTTCAATTTCTCACGCATTTTGGTAGCACGCTTCTCAGCCTTTTTGCGCTCGACTTCGGCGTTGTGATCACGAATATCTTGCGGAATGGTCCAGGGCTGCGACTCACAACCAGGGCTAATCATTGATCGGCCAGTGCGACTGTCTGCGGTATGACGGCGAATTGCAGGTTTCATATTGCTACTCAGTTTGAATATGTCGGGGTATGCAACTTTCATTTCGCAAATCCAATCCATTTGACAGGGCGGTCGTCACCTTCTTTGTATGTGAACGAATACTGCACCAGCATTACCACGTTGCACATAATGTGGCCGGTGTGCGGCAGGCCAGATTCTTTGTCGTTAATTTCGCCAGTAGCGATTGCGCGAATATGTCGTGCGCAACTAGCAATAACCGCACTCCACGGCATGCCCTTTGCCCAATTCCACGACGAGTATTTGCGTAGGCCGTACTCAAACACCTGGGCGCAGTCTTCCCACTGGCAATCGAGTTCATGCAGCAGCTTGAACAGATCAAACTGCGTACCACCCTCTTGGAATGCTCCGAGGTTGTACATTGCGTCACAGATGTTTGCCGGGTAGCGGGCGTTCGCCATTTCCATTGCGACAATGCGTATCGGTATCAGGCTCAGATCGGGTTTGCCGCCGTTGTAACGTGCGGCGCTGCCCTTGGCGTCGCTGGTAATGTCACCGATGCCTGCGGGTTGAACTTCACTCATGCTTTACCTTTCTGCTAAATTGCTAAAGAGGTGCTCAGTTTAGCAGATGCAAAATAGGTTTAGCAAGAAAATTTAGCAGTCGGGCGCAACTTCATTGCACCCTTGAGCGAGTCCTGAACGCGGGCCTTGGTCTTGATGCGCGGTATGGCACTGGTCTGTTCAATCGTGTCCTGGGCAACGATGCGGTAGCGGTACACGGCACGATCAAAGCCCGCCTGTATCTGGCGCACCGGGCCGACGCGCTCCACCACCTGTTCGTCATACTCAAGGTTATAGCCAGTGCTGAAGTCCACACAAATACGGCAGTTCTGTTGCAGGTTGAGGCCATGACCGGCGCTGGCCGGATGCACCACCAGCATAGGTATGCGGCCTTGCTGGAACTCGACTTCAGCATTGGGCGCGTCAAGCGTCCTGGCCTTGGGAAATGCCTTCAAGATGCGCTCTTTGTCGGGCACGAAGTTGTACACCACCAGCAGGGATTCGCCGTTTGTCTCAGCGGAAATCGACTTCAGCGCTTCGATCTTTTCGTCATGGATGGGTGACCACACACCCTTCTCAGTGAATGCGAAGCCGTTGCCAATTTGCAGGCACTTGTTCAGCGACCCGGTGCTGTCCCAGGCTTCTACGAACGTGCCAGCTTCGATCTCGCTGAACAGTTGGTCTTCCATTTCCGTGTAGATGCGGCGGGCCTTGGCTGGCAGCTCAATGGGCACATGCGTTTCGATGATCTCGCGCAGATCGAACCAGTCCTTTGGGTCAATCGTGATCGTGTGGGGGCGAACGCGGTCTTCGATCTGCTTCTGTGCGAACGGCAGCGCCTCAAGCGTCAAGCCGCCGCGATTGTCGGGGCGCGAACGGAACCAGCGCTGCTTGAAGTCATCGAACGAATGGCCCAGCGCACTAGGGTCGATAAACCAGTTTTGGCCCCACTGATCGACAAGCCCATTGGGCGCGGGGCTGCCTGTGAGGTTCAGCCAACGTCGCACCTTTGTGAACGCGACTTTCGCCAGGGCCTTCGCACGCACCGAACCCTGGCCGCGCACAAACTCATTGCCCCGGCTGCTGGTCATCAACGTGATGCGCAACCCCTTCAGTCTGGTGCAGTTGTGAACAAGTGCGCCGCCTGCAAAGTATTCGTGAGCGTCTTCAACCTCAATGTCCCACACAGTTGTTCGACCTGTGCATTCGACACTCGAAACACTTTCCACCCCAATGCGTTCAAGACAAATTCCTTTTTCTCGTCGCGCATCTTCGCCTTGTCCGACTTGTGAGTTGAACCGTCTATCTCCAGACACTCCATAGTCTCCAGCCATGCAAAGTCCGGCTTGTAGCATGTCGGTATGTCGTTCATTCCCATGCCGCGTGTCGCCACTGGGAAGTTCCAAATCCAACCGGGCACAAGATATTCTGCCGCAAGTGCTTCCGAAGCACTCATGCCCCGCCCATTCCCGCCTCGCTTGCCTTCCGGTATCAAGTCGCGCCCCTTCAGCAAGTTGCTCAGCTTGACCTTTGTTTCCTCGCGCATTGGCACACCCGTATTCCAAGCACCGTTCACCTTCTGCCATTCGTTCAGCTTCTTCGCGTAATTGCGAAGTACATCCTTTGGCGCTGAGCCAGTCCACGCCCGAGTTGAGCAACTGCGGCTGCAATACCTCCCCAACCCATTCACCACCGCAATGCTGCGTGCCATCACAAACATTGTTTTGCAATGCATGCACTGGCGCAAATACATGATCGGCTTGTCCAAGCTCACAGGCTTCTTTCCAACCACCTTCAACCCGAAAGCGATGGCTTGGTGTGCAGACAATACGTGCTCCGTTGAGCAGTCGAACTTCAACAAGCGAGAGTGTGGTTTTTTCATATTTGCGTACTACTTTTTTCGGTCCGACCGATGTGAGAACAAGGTCACCGGGTTGCAGTGATTCAATGGGCACAGCGCCTGTTGGTGTTGCCACTGGCGTGCCTGCGACAAAACATTCGTCAGCAACAACCATGTCCCACGGCCACAGGTCACCAACGGTTTCGATCAACCATTCGAGGTTGTCGTAGTTGATAGTGATAATGTCTGCACCGCTCTTGAGTGCTTCAATGCGTTGTGCTGGTGTACCAATTGCGGCGGCAATTGTTAGGTGACCAAATGACTCACGCCACTTGTTCACCTCTTGAAACCATGTGCCAAGTGCCACGCGTTTAGGTGCAAGCACAAGGCATCGCTTTGCTTCACCAAATAGGCGTAGTGCGTCGTATATAGCAATTGACTCAGCACTCTTGCCCATGCCCATGCCAGCCCAGACATTGCACCTTTCGTGCTCCATTACGAAGTCCCCGATTAACTTCTGGTACGGGCGTGGGGAGAAAATCATTTGCCGGTACTGCCCAAACCACCCGCACCACGGGCCGTATCAGAAAGCTCGTCAGCCTGCACCAGCTCGAAGCGGGCCACTGGCAAGATCATGGCCTGGGCGATGCGGTCGCCGTGCGCAACGATGAAGTCGGTGGCGCTGTCGTTGTGAAGCTTCACCTGCACCTCACCGCGATAGTCGCTGTCGATCACGCCGACGCTGTTGGACAGACGCACGCCGTTCTTGAAGCCGTGGCCGCTGCGCGAGAACACCAGCATGACGTGATCAGCAGGCACCTCGAAGGCAAGGCCGGTGGGCACAGCGCGGGCGCGGCCAGCGGGCACACCCAATGTGTCGGTGGCGTGCAGATCGAAGCAGGCGGCACCTTCAGTGGCGTACACCGGCAGCAGCGCGGATTCGCTCAGCAGCTTGACGCGCAGTTGCGGAACGGGGTCTGCCAGCAAGTCGTCAAACGGGATATTCGACGTAGGAATAGGCGCTGCGGTTTCCACAGGTGCAGGGGTCTTTGTTTCAGGTTTAGTAGCCATGTGTTTTCTCCGGGTTAAAGATCAAAAGGAACGAGAACGAGATGCGCTTCCAAAGGGTCGCGCGTTGGATTGGTTCGACTGGCGAACCGCTTGTCGGCAGGGGGCACCAAGCAACAAACGAGTCGCCCAGTGCCCCATACCAAGAACCGATAGTTGCGATGCCGCCAACGGTGCGCAGGAGCACTTTTGCGCCGCCGTGGGGGCATACCTCATACCTCCAGTAAATTTCGCCTGGAGGGGCCGATATGTGCGTGCGGTGGGCATTCATTTGAAAAGGTCTTTCTTCACGTAATCCACCACGTCAACGCGGAAGCCCAGCGCGCGCAGGCGTGCGTGCTCACGCTCTTGAGCGGGCGTCGGCTTGGCACCGGGGCGCTTGGCTTCGGTGAAGCGCACATAGCGCGCGACAAGCTCTTTGTGCCAGGGGTCAGTGATGGGGCGCAAGTCCAGGCGGTCAGGCACCGCAGTGCGGCCAGGGCTGGTGAACTTGTAGCTGGTGCCGCCTTCGGCCTTCACACTGGCAACATGCGCGTCTTCAACCTTCGACTCGCGGATAGGCTTTGGTTTTGGCGGCTTGGCTTTGCGGGCTGCGATGCGCGCGTCCAGGGCGCGTTCAAACTCGCTCTGGTCGGTGAGTACGTTGTGCGGGGTAATCATTGCGTCACCATCGCTTTCTGCGCGGCGCGAATCTTCATCAAGTGCTTGGCCTGGAATATCGCGTCATCGAGGGCGTTATGCAGGCCGGTACGCACGTCCTGTTCAACGGACAGGTTGCGCTCACGGATGGTGCGGTAGTCGCGCTCCAGAAAATACTTCCACGGCGTCTTCAGGCCAGCGCGAGCCATCGCACGATCAATCTTCTGGCAATCGAATGTCGGTGAGCAGCCCCACACACGCACTTCGTCAACGCGCACGCGCGACTCAATGAACGACTTGAACGCTGCCAGGGCAACACGAATATCCTCGCCGTTGAAGCGAATAGCGTTACGCGCAGCGTCGTCCTGTCCGAGCCACCACATTACCGTGCCAGGGTCCATAACGCCGCCATCTCTCACCGCCGTGGCGAGGTTTATATTGCGATAGAACGTGTCACCGAGCGTGCCAGCGTCTTCATCAAAAAATACTGCGCCAATAGATACAAGCGCACCGTCCGGTCCAATGCCGAGGGTTTCGCTGTCAAGCATGAGGTCTTTCATCGTCTTTCCTTTTTGATAGCTCCAATGTCACGGAGCAGGTTGTTGGCTTCAGTGAGGTAGAAGCCGTAATCGATATCGGCTGGCATGCCTTCGCACAGCGTCATCAATGGGGTTGCGTTGTCGGAGCCAGCCACCTTTGCGCGGTTCGAAACGCGCTCCAGGCACACATTGCTTGTGCTGCTGCGATACCAGCGCACGACCTTGCCGAGATACATTGCGTCGGTTGTCAGAAAGCGCGGCGCAGGGCGCGACTTGCGTTTCTCTGTGTACGTCTTGCCCTGGTGCGTCATCGTCCATTCGCGCGGTGCTGTCTCGACCCACTGGTCAACCATGTCCATTCGAGTAGGCAACTGCGCACCGCCCGTGACACGCTGAGCACGCAGGAACTGGCGCACGTCTTTGCTGCCGAGGATGGTCTGCGCCAGAGGCACACCCTTGTCCAGAAACTCGCACACGGCCACGTTCACAATGTCGTAGTCGGGGTTCTTCATGGTGCCCGCCAGGGTCAGCGTGCCCTTGGCCTTGTAGCCACCACCATCCTTGAGCGCGAGGTAGTTGTTCACGTCGCGGCTGTACAGCGCGCGGTAGCGTGTTTCCTCAGTCTCCAAGCCGGTTTCGCGTTCCCATTGGGCGACGATCTCCAGCATGCGCGGCTCAAGGTGTGTGGGGCATACCATCACAATGCCGTCCGTGTTGGCGCTCACCACGGGGATGCCAGCGCCTTCCATGCGTTCGATCAGCATCAAGATTGCAAGCTGGCCGGTGACGGTTACCTGTATCAGCAAGTCGGGTGAATAGAGCACGCTGTACTTGCTGCCCAGCTTGCCGAATGAGCCGTTCATAACGATCTTCAGCGTCTGCGTCACAGACTTATTGCCAGCCTTCTTTGCAGCCATACGGCGCTCGAAAAACTGCTTGTAAACCTTCTGGAAGTGGTCGCCCATACTCTTGGGTGACAGACCGCATTGCAAGATCAGCGAGGGGTAGTAGCTCACCACGTCGCGGTCACGAATCAGCAGCGTGTCGCTGGCAATGACCGCTTGGCTCTGTTCGCTGCTATGCAGGCCACCGATGCCCATCTTGTAGTTCGACTGGCCGATATTGATGTAGCGGTCCAGCGATGCAGGCAGCTCCACTTGGCCGGTCTTCTGCACCACGAAGTCAGCGTTCAGCACATCGTCAAGTACACCTTGCAGAATGACGCTGCGGAACTTGATGAATGCCGGGGGCTTGTATTTGAAGCGCGTGCCAGCGGGCACCTTCTGCGGATAGACGCGCTGGTCAAGCGCCCTCTCGACACGCGCTTTGATCATCGCTTCGGCGCACTGCGCATCCGACTTTGAGCGCATGTCGATACCGTATTCTTCGGTCAGCAATTCGCGCGTGGCGATGATGTTGTCTTTTGGGTCCGTGGCCTTCAACCACAGGTCAATCGTCGTGTCCAGATCGTTGTCGTTGTAGCCACGGATGATCGGGAACTGCTCGGGCTGAATCCACTCATCGTGCTCGATGGGCATGTCCTGTAAACGCTTGGAGTGCAGGCGTGCGCCGTACAGCTTCAGCGAGATCATCACGCCGGGGACTGGCTCTTTCAAGTCGATGTGATCGACGCCGCGCAGCTTTGGCACCTCGTATTCACGATAGAACTCGAAGTCGCGCATTTGGCTCTGGATGATCACGTCGCTCAGCTCTTTGAGGCGACGGTTGCTTACGCACTGCAACGCGGTGTTGACCATTGGAAAGTCGTAGCCGGTGCCGTTGAATGTCACGATGGTGAAGGCCAGGAGAATGTCGCGCACCGCATCAACATCCAGCGGGTGCCCTTCGTACTGCTCGAAGTAGCGGAACTTGCGTGTGTCAACGCTCTTGAAGCCGACCATGAAGTAGTTGGGCAGGCACTCCACGTCCATGACCAATACACGCTTTTTCATACCATCCCTTGTCGAATAAAAGTGGTTATTGCTGTGCTTCCCGCTTCAGTTCTTGCGTCGGGGCAGCGGGTAACAACTGGCCTGTTAGGTGCCAGCGCCGGTCTTTTGACCACGAAACGTGCCGCCTATGAACTACTCGGGGGCAACACGTCTTTCAGCACAACCTGTTTGCCGGGTAACCACCCCAGCTCGAAAGGCGCTCCGACCCGGTGTTCTTGGTATGGCCGCTGTGCTTCGCATGAAGCAGCGGTCACGATGGCTGTATCTCAAATTGAGGTTTGCAACGGCGCTAACCCGTTGCGCACAGCAGCCATGCCAAGAGCACCGGAGAACTGGTCAGGGGTCGCATAAAGCAGCGTGGGAGACACCCAGGAACCCAACACGCCACGGCGCTAACCCGTGGCACCCTGACCAGTTCAAACCCTTATGTTTCCTCGCGCGCCTTGACGCCGCCGAAGGCCACAATCAGCTCGGACAACATGAAGCGCAGTTCGCCGGTCATGATCATCATGTCGGCGCGCTGCTGGTCTTCGTTGTCATCGCTCTGGCCTTCAAACACACCTTCGAGGAACACCAACTTGCGCAGCTTGAAGTCGTCGGTGAGCACGAACGAAACACGGTCGTTCCATGTCAGCGCCAGTTTGGTCACGCGCTTGCCCTGCTTGATGTGGGTGCGAATGTCGTCGGTATCCAAGTTCTCTTTGGCGTACTTCACCGTTGCTTTCGATTCGTCGCACGCGCGCAGTTCGCACTCGCGGTCGATGCTGAATGCAGCGTCGGTTTCGTTCTCGCTCAACCACTGGGCCATCAACGTGCCAGGGTCTTTTGCAAGGTGTAACGTTTCGAGTTGTAGGCTTTCCAAAGCGCGCACCAGCGATGTGATGATGCGGTCGGACTTGGCCTTGCTGGGCGTATTGATCACAATCCAGCCAGCCTTCGTATCAATCCAGACATGGGTGATCGACTCGGTGGGGAGCGTGCGCGGCAGCAGATCAAACACGCATTCCTCTTTGAGTTCGCGGGTTTCTTTCTTGCCGGGTTTGCGGCCAGTGGTATCGACAATCGCGGCGATCTTCGCGGCCAGCGCAGCCTTCAGGGCGGTGCTCGGGATGCGCTTCACTTCGGACTTGAACGCAAGCAGCAACTGGCCGTCGATGTTGCGCACGAACTGCGACTCATGGACATGGGCCCAGCCGTGAGACTCGGCCTGGGCGGGCGTGACAGGAACGTGTGCGTGGTCGATCAGTGAGAACTCAAGGTCGCTGGCATCAATAGACCACTGCTTCGTAGTGCGGAAAACTTGTAGATTCTTGAAAAACATAAACACCTCAGATATTCGGAAAAAAGACCCTGACCCGAAGGCCAGGGCAAAGGCGCGAGTGATCTCAGCGCAAGGGAGACAACTGGTTTAGGCGGTGCGCCACACACCCACGGATGTTTCGTCGGTCACCGGGTCGATGTACTTCGTCACGCGGAACTTGAAGTCGCTGGACGTGATCTTTTTAAAGCGCTGCACCTTGGCACGAACTTGATTCAGAACCTTGTCCACGGTGGAGTCGGCAGCGACCGGGAAAAGGATGCTGCTGCCCACGTTGAACTGCTCCAGAGGCAACAGCTCAGCAGGACGACCCAAAGGCTTGACTTCAGGCATAGGAATGTCGGAACGGATTTCGTAGGTGGTTGCGGTATTGGTCATGGTTTTCTCTTTGAAGTTGAGTTGAGGGGAGAGGGTTAGAACAGGTCAGCGCCAGTGGTGGTCGCACCAGCGGTGCCGCCAACATCGGGCAGGGTGCCGAACATGTCGGCGTTGGGGCGGGTGCCGTTGAAGGCTTCGCCGTCTTCAACAAACTGCACAGCCAACAACTTGGCGTCGATGCGCTTGCCGATCTTTGGGCCTTCGTGGGCATAGATTTCGATGGCTGCATTCACGATGCAACCGCCGTACACGGTGCCGTCATCGTCCAGCGGCTGCTTGGCGCGATTGACCACGGCGGGCTTCAGCGCATTGCGGGCCACGACATAGAAGTTGCCGCCGAAGCCGTTGCGCACATTGCCTTCTTTGTCCAGATTGGAGTCACCACGGCGCAGGCACTTTTTGTCTTTGGACAGCTCAGCGATGATGGCCGGTGCGTTCTTGCCGAACTTCACATTACCGACATGCACGAAGGCTGCTTGAGCCATCTTGAACGCGGGGCTATCAGGGGTCATGATGAAGCTGGCACCGAACTTGGGTTCGCTTTCACTACCAGGGATGGCGTTGCCGACCTTGAACAGATCGGGGTATGCGAGGCGCACGTCATTCAGGACAACCATGACGGAAGACTGGGCGGGAAAAGTAATATCGGACATAGGATTTCTCAGTTAAAAAGGTCGATTTCTTCCACTGCGGGTGCAGCGGTGGGACTGGGGATTTCTTCAAAGAGGTCAGCGCCGTCATCCAGCGTGTGACGTGTAGGTCGGTGGTCGCTTTCGAGCGCGATCTCCGCTTTGCCAGGGGCTTGCGTGATCAGCTCTTGCAGGCGCTTCCACTTCAGCGGGCCGATAGGCGCGGGCGGCGGGGCTTCAGAGCCTTTCTTGCGTGACTTGCGCTGGCCTGCGTGCTTCTCCATTTGTGCGGGAGACAGCAGTTCGCGCTTGTAGGCAATCGACTCGGGGATGCTCATTTCCTTGATGGCAGCAACCACCTTGGCTTCGTCGTCCCACTTGCGATTACCCATCGCGCCGGTCACCAGCTTGAACTTTTCGCCCTGGCCATTGATCACAGTCAGGCCGTTGTCCAGCGCCATGAACATGCGTGCAGTCACGTCCTTGACCCACTCATTGACCAGTGGCAGCAGCTCGTACAACTGGCCCAGGCGCTGTTCAGCGATAGGCTTGCGTTGCGGGTTGCTGAGGTCTTCAAAGTTCACCAGAACGGCGTCCAGCACCTTTTCTTCACGGGCCTTGCACGACAAGCGGGCAGGGCAGAAGAAGCAGTTTTCAGACGTTGGGTTCAGCGGCGCATTGGGGTCGCGTGTCAGGTCGGCTGACAGTTGCAGCTCAGCGATAAAAGCGTTGAACGCCTTGCCGCCGTCGCCCACTTCCATCTTGTATTCCGACACATGGTTCAGTGCGGGCTGCACGATGATCATCACGCCGCGTGTCACGGTGCCGAAGAAGTCGTAAGCACGCAGGGCACCGGACAGATACATCGCCAGTTGCGAGTTCGGTTCGATCACAGCCGCTTCCAATACGGTGCCGTCAGCATCAATAATTGCTGGCTTCACCATGTCGAACGCATTGACCTTGCCGCGTCCAAACTTCGCGTCGATGACAGTGATGGTCTGCTCGGTAACCACTACCACGTCAGTGCGGCCAGTGGCCTCAGCTTCGGCAGTGATATGGTCGATTGGCACAGCCACCTCAACATGCAGTTCACCGCCGTGCAGCTCCACGTAGTCGAGCACGAAGCCCATGTACTGGTTGCAGTCGTCAATGAACTCTTTGTCGATGACGATCTCAGCCTGGACGATGAAGCCAGCGCGGTTGATCTCGGACTCCATTGCTTCTGCTTCGCGGTCAGGTTTGTCAACCTCACTCACGAACAGAACCTTCTGGCCCAGCAGATCGTTCACGTTGTCTTTGCCAGCGATCAGCGCGTTACCGCTGACGTAGTGCTTTGCGGTGCCCAGGCGGGATGCCGGGTTCGACTTGCGCGGGATGCCGGTGGACATACGCACAGAACCCAGGCAACCCTTGCCTCGACGCCACCGCTTGCTGCCCGAGGGGGACAGCACAGCATGTGTTGCCACTTCAGGAACGTGGCTCATGCCAGCACCTGACTAGTCTTCCAACCACCGTTGCTATCGCGTTGGCTGGCACCAAACGGGCCACCAGCGCGCATGTAGGTGATAGGGCATGCATGGGTGCCGTGGAAGACCCACGCGGGGGTCAGCACGCCACCTTGCATCATTGCCATAAACAGGGCGTTGGGGTGCATGGATTACAAGCCCAGCAGTTGCGCTTCGATGGCTGCGATCAGGTCAGCGTTACTGGCCTTGCCCTTGAGGTCAGGCACCTTTGCAGCGCCGAACTTCTGCAACACCACCAACATGCCGGGTTGCTGCTGAGCCTTGTGCAGCTCACGCATCTTTTCGACCACCTGCTCAAAGCTGGGTTCGCTGCTTGCCGATTCGGATGAGGCAGTCGATGCAGGGGTGGGGGTCGCCGCAGCTTGCGCCTTGGAGGCTTGTTCCGCTGCAACTGCCGCTGCCGACGCGAACTTTTTTTCCAGTTCGGCTTTCTTCGCAAGATATTCAGCGCCGCTGACGATCACAGCACCGGCCAGGGTGCAGTCCATGTCGCCAGGGACTTGGCGATACACGGTGTTGTGCGCTTCAACGATGAAGTAGCGGGTGCCTGCCGGGTCGCCGGGAATCAGGTAGCCGGGTTCTTCTTTGAAGGTCTGCACGGGCGCTTCGGCAGTCACCGTGGCAGCAGGTGCAGCTTCAGCGACAACTTCTTTCTTGGGGCGTCCGGGTTTGGCCGGGGCGGCGGGTGCGCTCACAGCGCCTGCTTCTGCTGCGGTCGAAAGCACCGTGATCAATTGCTTCAGCACTTGGGTGTTTTCGAGGATTGCTTGTTCAAGACTCACTTGTTTCTCCAGTTCGTTTAGCAAAATTGCTGGAACGAAATGTATGACGTTTTGCAAAAGAAAAATGCGAAACGCTTGCATCAATGCAAAATTGAGTGCTAAACTTGCAGCCGTGCAGCACACATGCACTATTTAGCAAGGATTTAGCATGAACTTTTTGAAGCAACTAGCCGACTTCGCAAAGAAGTCGTTTGAGAAACCCAGCGCAGAAGTGATGGCGAAGCGCGAATTGGCCGACGCACAGCGCGCCCTGCTGGAAGCGGAAAGCGGCCAGGAATACGCCAAGCGCATGAGTGAGTACCACCGTGACCGCATCCGTCGCCTGACGGCCTACATGAAGCAAGAGGGGGTCAATGCGTAATGGGTCGCAAGTGTTCCAGCCCTATCGCGCAGGCACTGCTGATCAAGCAGCTCAGCGTCGATTCGGCCACCTACGAAGAAATGTCGAACCTCACCGGCCTCAGCCCGCGCACGCTGGCATCACTGGTCAAAGAGTTCCGTTTTCACAACCTGATGCACATCGCCGGATGGGACGCCGACACACGCGGTTTCCCCACGGTGGCGCGCTTCGCCTGGGGCCACAAGCCTGACGCGATTCGCCCATCTATTCCGCGCTCCGTGATGCAGAAAAACCTTCGCCAGCGCAAGCAAGCACTGGCAGCTCTCCCCTCGTAAATCAATGAAAGAACCCATGAATCAAGCACAAGAAATTCAACGCGAACGCTCTATCGAATCCCTACTGGAAGACGAGCGCCCCACGTTTGAACAGTTCACGTATCGCCGCTACTTGGCTGAGCGTCAGAGCCGCACGATGGTTCTCGACACGGCCATGCCGGTAAGCATTCAAGGGCTGTGCTGGAAGAACAACGATGGCAGCTACGGCGTCGAGCGCATCAACCATGCATGGCTGGGCTGGAAGGCGCGCGCCATGTACCAAATCCTGATGACTCAGGCCACGCAACCTGCTGACGGAGGTACTGACGATGTGGTGGGTTGATGACGCAGCGGCGGTGATACGCCAGATCGGCAACTGGGTGTTCAACTTTTTGGTGGCACTCGGAATGGTGGGCGCGGTGGGCATCTTCGCGCTGTATTCGGCTGGGTTTTTCCACTGGATTTTCAAATGAAGTCGCCCATCCCCACAGCCGTGCTCACAACCGGCGAACTCTACGAGGGCATTACCACCTACCACGGGCTTGGTTCGATGCGCTGGTGCGCCCTGTGCGGCACGCACAAGGTTCCTGGCGGCGGGCATATCAAGCAGGTGTTCGGTGGCAAGCACTGGGTTTGCCAGCTACATAAAAAGCCTGCTAAAAAATAAATTTGATTATGTATTGCTAAATGCTAAATAGCGGCATACAATTTCAAACATCAACAACGGAGAACCCAACATGACCACGAAAGCAAACAGTCAGTTCAAGGCCGGTTCAGGTGTGTATCGCTGCCGCTGCTGCGGCCACAACACGCGCCACACGGGCGGCGATGGCTCGGGCGTGCAACTGTGTGACCTGTGCTACGACTTGGCCGGTGAGGAAAACCACATCTCTGACAAGGGTGGCAAGACCTATGACAGCGCCGAGAACGTCACCGCCATGCTGGCCGCGCTCGACAAGCGCAATGGTGCAGGGACGGCTGCAAAGCTGTTCGATGCAGTGTGCAAAGTGGTTTGGTACGGCCAGTGATGCGGTCCCGCTCATACCCACGCTGGAAGCCCGACATGCACACCACAAGCGCACCCTGGCAAGACCTTGGCCCAATGGCCTTTCGAGGTATCCACCTGGGCACCGTGGGCGAACAGCTCACGACCCGGCTGGAGTGCATCAAGATCGTTGAGACACGCCACCCGCCGATGTTTCCTGGCGACAAGGGCGTGAGCTATCTGCACGTCTGCAAAGACGAAATGCAAAACACGCTGATCTACACGGGTGTGGCCGCTGGCTTCCCGCTCGTAGGCCAGTCCCGCCTAGTGCGCTTCACGGTCAGCAAACACACGACCTACAAGGGCACCGCGCAGACCCACATCAAACGACCCAAAGTTTTGAAAGACCAAAATGACTGAAGAAGAACGCCAACTGGATTTGACATGCGCCGATCTTCGCCAGGAGCTTGCCGCCCTGCGCCTGGACTACCAAGCGGCTTGCGAAGCGCGCGACCACGCGATGGCTGAGGTGCGCAGCCTGCACATGATCATTGCTGAGCTGAAAGTGCCCGAGCCTGAGCTGTGCGACGTGTCGCTGGACTCGCCTGACTGGGTTGACTCCGTGCTCGGAGGTACTTTGTCGTGATCAAGAATCGCAAAGTGACTCCGTGGTTTCCGGTGAGCATCAACCCGGCACGCATGGGTGTGTATCAGATTCGCACGAACTATGGCGGCGTGCGATACAGCGTGTGGGACGGTGTTCAGTGGCTCTGCACCACCTTCAACATTGAGCGTGCAGTGCCAGTTGGCTACAAGTACGGTCGCTCAAACGACATGTACTGCAAGGGCTATACGCCTGAGTGGCGCGGACTGGCGGTGCAACCATGAGCGGTATCGACCTTAAATATCCAGACGCCTCACTGCTTCACGCAGTTGGTGTGTATGAGGCGTTCATGGCTAAGCGCGGTAGAAACAAGCCGCGTGACTTTCATACCCATGTCGCGGCTGATGCACGTCATGTGCTTGCTGACGTGGGCTTGTGCGATAGACCTGCACAGGAAAAAACCGTCCATTACCTTCAAAACAGACTCAAACACCAACTACCCAAAGTGGATTGCCGCTGTGGTGCCGCATGCCAAGCTGGAGCGCGTCAAGGGTAAGAACAAGAAACAGCCGATTGGAACGCCGAAGGAGTATG